ATGGCAAGTGTAAATGAATTGAATTTTAACCAGGTATCAACACTATTAACATCGATTGTGCAGCAGGCCACGGGACAGAAGGTGCTAACCCCCACCAATACAAGTGATTTTGTATCAGTAGCTACAACAGCGCTAAAGAATGGCACTGACCCGGTAATGTCAGCAATAACACAGATGGTGACACGTACTATATTTTCGATTAGACCATATTCAGAAAAATTCAAGGGTTTAAGAGTGTCTTCGGAACGTTGGGGTAATATTGTCCGCAAACTCAATATTGCCGACGGAGCGTATATTGATGATACAGCATTTGCTTTGCCGGATGACGGGCAGAGCGTAGATATGTATAAACTCCGCCGTCCAAATATATTACAGACTAACTTCTATGGCGCGAATGTGTTCAGTATTGAACGGTCATATTTTAGGGAACAGTTGGAATGCGCGTTTACCAGTCCAGAGGAGTTTTCAAGCTTCTACAGCATGGTGACAGGTAATATTATGGACATGATAGAGACAGCACATGAAAACCTTAAACGTGCAACTCTTTCCAACCTTATCGGCGGAATTGTGTCCGGCGGGGGTGACGAACAGAAAGTCCATTTGCTGACTGAATATAACGCAAAGACCGGCGGGAAATATACAGGGGTAAACATTATGGCTCCGGATGTATACCCCGATTTCATGAAATTTGTATATGCTCGAATAGCTACAGTTTCAGCGCTTCTTACAGAACGTTTACAGCTTCATCATATCAATGTTACGGGCAAAGCTATTACACGTCATACACCTTATGAAAACCAGAGATTGTATATGTATGCTCCGGCAATGTATGAAAGCACAGCTCGCGCAATAGCCGATACTTATCATGACACATTCCTGCGTTATGCTGACCATGAAACGGTTAATTTCTGGCAGGCTGTAGATACTCCGGACACTATTAATGTTACCCCGTCGTATCTCAAGGCTGACGGAACTATTACTACGCCAAGTGATGCAGTGTCGGTTCCGAAGGTGTTCGCTCTTCTTTGTGATGAGGAGAGCTGCGGAATGACAGTATGCAATGAATGGAGTGCAACAAGTCCGCTTAATATTTCAGGCGGTTATTATAATGTTGCATGGCATTTTACGGACAGATTTTGGAACGACTTTACCGAAAATGCTGTAGTATTTACAATGGATTAATATTATGCAAGTTACGTTATATCCAGGATTTGGAAAGAGGAATAATTCAACCAAAACACCCCCCACCACAGGGGGGTTCACATACACCGGAACGCTGAAAGATAATTGTACAATACTAAAACCGGTCATTATCTTTCAGGCTGCCGGGGCGGATGATTATTTCCCTGCAAGCTATCCTGCAAGCTATAATTACGCTTATATTGATGCTTTTGAGAGATATTATTTTATAACGGAATGGGAATGGGTGGAACGGAATTGGATTGCAACACTTGAAGTTGACCCTATGGCATCATATAAGGGGGATATTGGAACAAGTACATATTATGTCGAGCGTTGCAGCGGAGCATTTAACGGAAGTATTGTTGATACTGTATATCCTGTTTTAACTACTCCTACTGTCAATATAACCGATATTGACTCTCCATGGATTAATGAAACCTATTATATTGTAGGTATAAGTGGTGGTGGGGGTTCAACAGGGGTCACTTACTATATTTTTTCATCCTCTCAATATTCAGCATTTATTCAGAACATATATAATAGTAATTCGTGGTGGAATGCTTCAACTGCAGATATTACTTACGACCCCTCAATATTCAATCCGCTGGATTTTATAAAATCAATAAGATTGTACAGAAGTTCATTTGGCGGAACTGAGGTAAACAGTGTAAATATGGGATATTGGAGCGTGCCTGCCACATGTAGGATAATATCTGATACACAAGCATATTCAAGCGTGCAAAGAACAATTACATTGCCACGACATCCGCAGGCTCCAAGTCGGGGGAGCTTTGTAAATTCAGATTTATATACTAAGCGTATATTATCAGTTAAACCCTTTGGTAAGATTCCTTTGGATTGCAGTTTAATTGCTAATGAAAGGTCTATTAAAATTTATATTGGTATTGACGCATATTCCGGCCGGGGATGGTTACGTGTATCTAATGGTTCAAATTCTATGATAATTGCTGAATCAGAGGCACAGGTTGGAGTTGATGTACTTCTTAATGTTCAGGCCGTATCGGAACTTTCACGAGCAACAGCGATAGTTAATTCAGCTTCAAGTATTATTAGCACAGTAACAGGAAGAGGGTCGAATATGACTATCGAAACAGGCGTTAGTAACTGGGCGGCAATTGCCGGAGTGCCGCTTATTCGTGAGACTGGAACAGGTGGGGATTTAGCAACATTTTCTTTTGCTGAAAGTAATAGATTATGTTCAGCATTTTATTCAATAGCTGATGAATATAATTCGAAGTTTGGCCGTCCATATTGCGCACCGGCGGTATTAAACACTGTTGGGGGATTTATTAAGTGTGCAAATGCGACAGTAGAATTCCCATGTCTTGCAACGGAGCGTGCAAAAATTGAAGAATATTTGAATGGGGGATTTTTCTATGAATAGTGTGCCGTATTCATACGGTAATATCATGCTTGAAACGGCACCTGTTACGCCGTCAACAATACATGTAACGAATACAGCTTTATCAGCATTCTTCAGGCGTTATTTATTTTCTGATTTATTAAGTGTTTGGGAATGGGAAATCCCGGAGAATTGGGATAGCAATTATTTCAAAGCTGTACTATTCTCATGGGGGTATTTTGCAGTTATTGATACTCCAGCATTTGGTATAATTCCACAACAGGCAGGGTTAAAGGGATATAATGTACAATATCAACCTACTAATGCTGTAATTTCTAATCCGAGAATCAATCAAATACTTGAACCTTTAATCGGTGAAGAATGCGCAGTAATCAGAATACGTTCCGATTATTGCGGCATGCTTGACATTGTTAATTATTACGGCGATATGATGGCGTTGACTGCGGAAACACTTGATACCAATATACTGAATTCAAAACTTGCTTATGTCTTCGCTTCTGATAATAAAGCCGGAGCAGAAACATTTAAGAAGTTTATGGATAAAATTGCCAGTGGTGAACCCGCGGCATTTATAGATAAAAATCTATTTGATGAAGAACATAACCCCCACTGGGTAAAGTTTAATAATGAAATTCAAAATAATTTCATAGCAAATGATTTACACGGACTTCTTAAAAATTTGTATAATGATTTTCTTAATCGAATAGGCATACCTACTGCAAATACTGATAAAAAAGAACGACTTATAACATCGGAGATTGAAGCTAATACACAGCAGTCATTCTCCGCAATGGATATGAGTTTAAAGGAAGTTCAGCGAGGAATCGAACAGGCTATAGAAATATTCCCTGAACTTGAAGGTAATCTATCGGTTAAATGGAGAGTAGATGTTAATGGACGCTTGTCTTTCAATAATGGGGATAGTCAATTCAACACTTCCGACAACAGCGGATTTTGAGAAGTTAGCTTCAAAATTTAAAAGCTGGTTTAATGTATCCAGTAGTTGGATGACGACACAACTCGCCGGATATATTCTTATAAATACTGCGGAACTTGAATTCATATTTCCCGACCCTAATTTTGCTGAAATTGCTATTAGTGCATGGGCTCAATTAAATGATGTGAGATTTACGGAATTATATAATACTACTACTGATGCATTCTATAATTCGTTTGAACCTCTTGAAAATTACAATATGGAAGAGACAACTACGCAAGAAGATACTAATACCGGAACTGATACGCATACACACAGTGGATGTACAACCAATGAAGATAGTATTACGACTAATGATACCGGAACAGTATCCGACAGCGGGGATGCTAGTCGTGACGGAACTACTACGCATAAAGTATCGGCATTTAATTCATCAACATTAGCGGATGCGCATAGTGACACTGATAATTTTAGTACTACTTCTACTAATACCAGAACTGACAATTTAACGCACACAACTACAGAGGAACACACATTTACAGATACGCTAAAGCTCGATATAAGCAGAAATGATGTATTAAATCGTACAGTAACGCTAAGTCGTCATGGAAACATCGGAGTAACCACAAGTCAGCAAATGGCGCAAAGTCAAAGAGACTTAGTTATGTTCGATTTTAATAAATATATATGTGACGAATTTAAAAATGAGTTCTGTATTTTGTTATATTAAGAGGTGAAACAATGTACTATTTTCCTTATACTAATTTTCATGACTTAAACCTTGACTGGATAATTGAATATGTAAAATCCGCTAAAAGTGAAATAGAAGATTTAATAAATCAATTTGAAAACTTAATAGTTCAAACGACCGGCGATTCAACAAATAAGGTGATGAGCCAAAACGCTGTAACGGTACAGTTGAATTATTTAAGCTCCAGAATTAACAGTCTTAATACTGCAGTCGAGGAATTAACCAATAAAGTCAATCAGGATATAGCTAATCTTGCTTCTTTTGAAGGTGAGACGGAATCTAATTTTAATTCTGTCAGGTCGCGATTATCGACTATTGAGAATACCCTTACACATTTTTATGTTTTTGTTACACATACTGCCACGGAGAATACTATAAATGTATCGATGTCTGATTTACTAAATTACCGTACCAGAGCTAACGTCCGATATTATATCGTGGATAATGTCAATAATTTTGTCAGGTATGCATATGAATCATATACGCCACAATCAACGACAATGATGATTCAGACTTTGCCATATACTAATGAAAACGCAGTATATCGTGCAACGATTAACATAACATCTGGAAGTATAACATATGCTACAGTTGGGATTGTGCCGATATCTCAATCATCAGGTCAAAGTCAAACATCGGTAATGTCTCAAAGGGCTGTTACAGAAACTGTTAACAACTTAATCCTTTATGTAAGATTTACTATAACTGCCGATACCTCACGGTGTAACTATAGTTTTGATACAATATACAAGCATGTTGCAAATAACAAATTTGTATACGGTAACGTCAGATTCGTTGAGCAAAATATCGAGTATTTTTGTAGTGTATATGCAGTGGGTTCTGAACGCATTATTTTTAGGGCAATTCCGAGTTATGATAGTAGTCAGTCACTTATGGTGGTCTTAAGTTCCTTAGATGTGGTTAGTTATACACAGCCAACTTTAGGTATTCTTCCCTATTACCCGCGTTTTGTCATATCTTCAGACGGTGAAACAATCTCAGGAAATCAGTTGACATTATTACAAAATATTTTAAATGCTATAGTCGTTAATAAGTATTCACCACAAATTTATTTGAACATTACAACGGATAATGTGACTGAACAATTATATGTTGACAGTGCAAATAGCACCGGGTATGTTCTCCGAAATAATAACTATATTATAACATATAATTCCACACCGTCAGCAACTATAGAACCCGTGGAAAAAGTGTTTACTTCTTCAGTTACAGGAGTCTCCCGAATAGCTGAGGGCCCTGAAACAGGATATAACATATTAAAAATAATCGGAACGGATGTCGATTTAACAAATTATTATATTGTTGACGCCGATATTACAAATTTAATAGGTGGAGTTTCAACATTAATTTCCGTGTCTCCAGTATCCGGAGTGCCGGTAATATTAATATATTCAAATGGCGTAGCGTTCTCCGGCAGCTGGACTGTCACTTGCAGGCATAAATAAAGCGGGCACAGCCCGCTTTATTTTTTAAAATGGACAATAATCGTCGTTATTAACAATTGGCATTTTAGAAGCTGTCTGAGGCTCATCGTCCGTTTCATCCGGCTTGATACCCCGGACTATATAGAGCTTATCAATAAATAATCTAAGGTTATAATCTAATGATTTTTTGGGCTTTTCTACGACACCCTCAATAATTACTTCTGCACCTTTAGGAATAAATTGCAGCACATTTTTTAATTGTTCCTTATTACCAATAATATCATAAAATACTGTATTTTTGAATATTTGGCAGGCCAGAGAGTTTGCAACCATAACTTTGGTACTTGTTTTAACCTCGCTCCACTCCTTACACAATCTGCCTTGAATTACTGTTTTGTTATACATTTTTCTTTCTCCTTTAATAATTAATATTATCTATATTTAAAATATAAGATGCAAATTAAAATTACCGCAATAATGGTAGCTATAAGTAATCGAGCAGCCCAGAATTTCAACAGCTCAATCCATGTAAAATTATTTTTCATTTTATACACCTCAATACATTTTTATATATTTTAATAACAATTTTAATAAGTACCCTTTTTCCGCTTCGGCTTCTCCGAAATACACAGCGTTTACAATACTTCGGTATTTATTGCGGAACACCAAGATGTCATATTCATTAAGCTTAAATTCTTTAGGTGTTCCGCTTTTATGTGTCGATAAGTAATACGGCTTTTGTCTGGATTTATGCCGGTATACTGTAATCTCTCCTATTGTTACGACCGGGATATACTCTGCAAGCGGACGTGACACGTCTAAGAAGCTGTCCATATCCTCAAACAGGTTATCAATAGCTTGATTTGCAAACGCTGTATCTTTAGTATATTTGTATAATGCCGTTTTCTTTTTGCGCTCGCTTATTGGTGAATTTAGATATAACGCTATTAGCCGTTCGTGTTCGCGGTCTATTTTCAATTCCTTCTTATTACGGTACATTTCCATTATATGACTTATCATATTAAGAGTTAAAAAATAGTCGTTATTTAAAATTGTAGAATTGCATATGCTTATAACTCTAAGTGCCGGACGCCCTTCCAATTCCCTATTACGATTGATAGTTTCATAAGCATTGAAGAACGTGAAAGCCTCGCCATTCATGCTTTGCCCCTTTAATGTTTGAGGTATCGCTTCGTCCTGTATTATAAAATCAATGTCCGTCATATCACCACCGCGGAAATTCGCAAAGGTTGATAAGCTCATCATATATCCGAGACATTCACCCCACGCCTTGCCATCCTCATCGGCATAATAAAAACTATAGCAGTCGTCACCGTTAGGATAAGGTCGAATATCTATCCCTTTATCAGAGTTCAACTTTTTGAAGACGTTAAAAGCTTCTGTGGAAAGCTTCTTAACCTCGGATGCTTTGCGCCGAAGTAATATAAATTTCGTTTTATGATTTAATACTATTGTTTCAAGTATAGTATATGTCTTTCCAATTCCGCGGCCACCAATTAACCACATAAACGGCAACCCCTTATTTAACAGATATTCAATATCAGGATATCCTGACGGTTGATATAATTTACTTTTCTTTACTCTATCCATCGTATCTTTTCCATATCAAAATAATTTTTTCGTAACCATTCAAGGGATGAATTGCTGATACGTTTCAAAATATCTTCTATATCTATACTTGTACTAAGCTTATACGTTGTTGGAACTATTGCAACATTAGACGATATGTGAAGATTATGCCCATCAATTTGTAGATCTATGTCCGTATCATTATCATTATAAATAGCCCGAGTCCCACCGGCTTTACTCCAGATGAACCCGTCTTTGAACTTTTCAATATCGCCGAGTTCTTCTGCGCCGGACGGATTATTGCCTTTTCGGAATTTATTCACCCCTGCCACAGTCACTTTTAATTCTCCGTCCTTAACCTGTGCGTATTTCTTCGCCCCCAGAGTGACGAATTTTTCGCTTATTCCCTCGTTTTCATATACCCCCATATAATGATGAGTGCCCCCCTTTATGTCAACCGCCTTGTAGCCCATTTTTTGAGCCTCTGCGACCATGCGGTTATTATAATCGGCAGGAGTATAATTTCCGATATATTTTACACTGTCTGTATCCGCATATACAAAATCTCTTCCGACTATCCACATAAAAGCTTTTAAGTCCTGCCGGGCATAAGCTGTAACCCACACCCCCACAGCATACGGGAGAAATGGTGCTCGCTTCATTTTAGCAAGTTTCTCCTCTTTCGTGTCTATAAGATAGTATTCGTCAGTTGAAGAAAGATACGCTATATCATCTTTCAAAGTGTTTTGTACGGTCATACCATACAATGCGTTGATTTTCTTTTTTGACTCTGCGTATGAAATTTTATCTTCTCCGCCTTTCAACTCTGTCTTTTTTATAAACAAATCAATCACCAACTTTCTAAATTCGTAGGGTAAATATCGTTTGAGAGACTTATAACATTCTATTATTGTTATATCGTGCAAAGAAATGTTATAATCCTCTAATAAAATCATTAAGTCAATTTCTGTTATTGTTGTCTCCAAACTTTCTGCGTATAATATTCGCCCATTATCGAGCAAATAGTTTTTTATGTTCCTACACTTACTGAACGATATATACGGTTGATGCCATTTCTTAAGTTCTACATGTTCCAATCGTACACGGAATACGTATCCGAATTTTTCCGAATTGAGCATAAGTGTTTTAATATCATCAGTTGTTTCTCTAAATTCCGTAAGCGGGAATTTTTTATTTACCAGTTCGTAAGGGTATGAGCTTTCGCGGTCATAACTGCCCACATTTTCTAATATCTTTCCAACATAGAAACGGTTAGCGTGAGTATCTCCACCTCTAAACGCTTCACGCAACAATTCAAACACGTGTAAGGTTGGCACTAAACCGCGTAATATTCCGTTATATGGGAATAACACCTTTTTTGCCATACGCCGGACATATCCAGTTGAAGTATATGGAATTGTATTTAGTGTGTCTCCATTAGCTTTTAACAAAGCTTTAATCGCGCATGATAGTCCTACAACATCATTACGCATATAAATTAAATCGTCGGTCGCTATTTCCGTCCATGGATACCTCACTACATCATAGTCCATATCCGTTTTTTGTAACGCTTTAGGAACATTCATATCTTTCATGAAACGTTCAAGACCTACACCCGCAAGCTTGTAACTACAACGAAATTCCACTTTACCCCACACGCAGTACAGAGGTTCACGAACATCAACTAAGAATACGTCTTTTCGGTCAAACTCATGAATACCCTTTAAAAATTGGAATTCGTGAGCTAAATTATGAACATATATAACTAATCGTTTCTTCTCCGGAATTATTCGGTTTAATTCGTCAATCACGGTTATAAAATCTTCCCAAGTTCGGCCATATATTACAGGTATGCCCCATATATGCAGCTGCCATATATACATAAACGCGTGAGTTCCATCTTTGTATTCAATTTTGCTCGTTTCTATATCCCATGACGCTATTACTTCCAGATACTTATTAACTGATTTCGTCAATAATATTTTGGACAGTCTTGTGTTTAGCATCTCCATTAATGAACGCACGTGCAAGCTCCTCCGACGAATATATGTCTATTAATTTTGTGTTCATCGCCGCCGCCATAAAGTCCGCAAACTTATTATATTTAGAAACTGAAATATTATATCCGTGTTTTTTTAATGTTGCAATACTTTTTCGGCGTACTTCTCTTAGCCCAGCAATGCTTGCAAACTTATTTTTATATAAATTCTCCGCAATTTCTCGATAAAATGGTAAATCCTCATCTGATATATCCTTAGGGGCTTCTAAATCAAATAATAATCCGCTTTTAAGTACTTTGTCATAATCCGACCATTCCTTAGACGCTGAAAACCTTTGCTCGCGCTTCTTAAGAATATAATACAATCTCCGGTATTCCTGTCTATCTGTCATCTGTATCACCCTCGGTCATAATGTCTAAACATTCTTTGACTGCCGATAGCTTCGCTTGATATATATCGGTCTCCAAACTGTTTTTGCAAACGCTGTAGTGTCTGCGGTACATTATTTCATAATAGTTATACAAATTAATCATTTTGTCTGTTTTTGTCATTGTCTAAACACCCCCATACTAAAACATTGTAGTAGTCGTCAACTCTACATTTTGCCAACCCTGACTTACTATTAACACATTCATATATTGAGTTTAATTCCTCTTGATGAATTCCGCCTTTTAAAAAATGAGAGTATATAGTACCGTCTGACGCGCGAAATGTTATAACATCATTACCGTTCATAAACTCAATTCCGTGAGGTGCTAATAATTCCGTTTTACTTCCTATGTGATAATCTAATACACAGTAGCCGGTTGAATCGTATAACAATACTGTGTAATACCCTGTACATTCATCATCCACTACATAACCCAGATAGATAAAATGATCTTCACATACTTTATTTAATCGGTCGATTTCATCCCACGTATGAAGCTCAAAGTCATCATCCATACCTAAAGTGTCTTTAAAGTGTTTGTATTCGTTCATCATTCTATACTCCTATGAACCGTTCCTTATCGTGATTATAGTATAACAAAATATTATGTCTGTGTAAGATATAATTTGTAAATGATTAATACTAATTGTATTGAATTTATGTTAAGATGTAGTTAGCATATGCTAACTATAGTAATTGTGAATTTCGTTAAAATTTTAACGAAGTGTAATTTAAACTCAGCATATGCTAAATATGGTAATTATGAATAGATGTTGTGTGTGTTGTAAAGATTGTGTGAAGCTTTGTAATATTAACAAATTGTTCATGAAGTTCATGGGAAGTTCATTTTGTTCACAATTTGTTAATATTTGACC